CTTGGCACCACGAGGTAGCCTTGTAGCATCGATGCCCATCATCGGTACTGTGGTCAGTGCTAGGCTGTCTAAGTGGGCACGGATCTGAGCATCAATAGCCTTTTGCATATTGTAGCCCTTCTCAGCGATGCCACGACCCCAGAAGCGGTTAGGCATAGAGTCGTTCTGGAAGGCTACGATGGGACGGTCTTCCATCATGTAGGGCGACAACTCAGCCTTAAGCAGGTGCTGGTCATTGGCGATAACAACGATGCCTTCAACCAATTCTGTGTAGTCTGCTGCTTCGTTGCCAAACTCTTCTTGCTTTTTAGCAAACAGTTCAACAATCTCTTCATCAGAGCCAGACTCGATCAGGTACTTCGGCACCAAGCCATAGTAGCGAAGCAATAATACCTTGTCTTGCTGATACTCAACATCTTCTTGTACCGGCTCAATATCGCTGTCTACAGCGGCCTGACCAAGGTTCTCAACCTTATTATAAACACCAGACTCCATACCAGCCACGACAGAGTGCAGTGACACATACTCTTCTACCGCACAGCCCATAGCCTCTTCGATGCTGGTAGCGGTGGGGTCAATCAAGAAGTTCTTAGGATTGATGGCTTTGAGGCCAACAACGAACTTAGGCACTTCCTCAACACCAATAGCAGAAACACCCATCTCCACGATTGGGCGCATCGCTGGCCTTAGCACAGTCTTCTCTGCGATGGTAATCTCACCGATGCCGGTGCCATAGACAGCGCCTAAGAGGACAATGTCTGAGACTGACTTGCGGACCTTCTGGTTCTTAAAGTCCTCATACATCTGGTTCTTGATCTGCTCTACATCAATTCTTTGCTGATCTTTTTGGTCATCAACGATGTCAAAGAACTTCTCACCACGACCAAAGATAGCCTCTTCGATCTCAGCGGTGTGGGACTCTATTGCCTGCTGAAGGGCAGGGGTTACAAGCTGTGAACGCTCAGAGTCTCTTGTCTTGTCTTCTCCAGACCAGATACCACGCCATAGACGCTCATACTCTTTCCAGGACTCTAAATAGTTCTCATCCCGGTGGTTGCGCCACATAAGGCAACGAGATAAGACCCACTCAGTGATCTTAGCTTCTTTACCGTTGTATTCGTTTTCTTGCTCTTCCATGCTCTCTCCTAGTAGCCTGAAACGGCATCCATTGGTGTGTAATCGTCTTCCTCATAGTCTGAGGTGTACTCTGCAATCGCTATCTGGTCAATGTAACTTAAGGCATCAATCAAGTCATCGTGGACCTGGGCATTAGGGAAGTTCATCAGTTCATCAATGATTTCACTATTCCAAGGACCCTCATTAAAGGTAATCTTTCCGTGCTCTAGTCTGCCCTGTAAAGACCAAGTGATTCTATCTGTCTTTTTCTTGTTTCCATGTGTGAGGTCTTCAATACGGAAGTAACTGTTATACTTACGCATAAGATCAGACAGATAAGGTAGAACGGCATTCTTTAATGCGCCTCTTTCGATGCCAACACAAACAGGCTCATAGTCACGGACCACATCAAATATCTTCTGTGCGGTCTGCTTAATGTCCCACCTACCGTACTCTATATCTGCAACCCACCAACCCTCAGAGGTTACCTTGACTATCGCTATTGCTGACTGGTCTAGCCTCTTCTTCTTTGCAGTGGTAGCAGCAGCGACATTTTCGAAACCAGCCAAGTCTACAGCTACAAAGTAGCGACCATCCTTGGGTTCTTCCTCATCTATTTTGATCCATTCTTCTTTGAAGATGCCACCAGAGGCAGCCTCAAACGAAGCCATAAACTCAGTCCTGAAAGCAAAAGAGGACATAGACTTCTTAGCAGCTTCAATCTCTTTTGGGTCAAGTAGCGGGTTATCAAAGCTGGTAAAGTGCCAACTCTTGTATTCTTTATCGTCGTTCTTCTCACCGTAGTTGTACAACTCATAGAAATGGTTGCGGCCCATCGGTGTACCAATAAAGAGGGACTTGCCCTTTAAATCTGCTAGTGCCGGTCTAAGGATCTGCTCAAACACTGAAGGCTTCATGTCTGCGTACTCATCGAGCACCACAAACTTTAGACTGACACCACGCATTGTCTCAGGCCTATCAGCGCCCTTTAGACTGATGACAGCACCGTTGACTAATTTTATCTGCATATTGTTGACATGGGAGGATTCAATCACTGGGTTCCCAAGTTCCAACAACGTGAGCCACATAATGTCTCTGGCTTGCCCCTGCGTTGGGGCTACATACCACACATTACCTCTGTCAGCCTGCAATGCCTCAACAATGAGCATCCATGCAGCTAACCTAGACTTACCTGTTCTACGGCCTGCTGCGACCACCTTAAACCTGCTCTGGTCATTCCACACCTGTTGCTGCCAAGGCAATAACTTAATGTCCAGATTCATAGTCTACGTCTTCAGCATCAATGGTGTCTGCCTCTACCTTGGCATCAGTGACACCAGAAATGTTAATTGTGATACCTGCCTTACTAGCTGCACCGTGCTTTTCAAAATAAGACAAAGGCAACAATCTATCGGCACACATCTTTAACATCGCTGCTTGGTCTTTATCAGTAGGGTCCAAGGCTTTGTTAATAATCGTTTGGATGATCGTGTCACCCTTTGTGGTTAAGAGCCTCGCATGAAATTCTCTTATGCGTGCAGCTTCACCAGGAGGTCTTCCTAACACAGCCCTCTTTTTCTTTGCCTCAATAGCAGCCTTCTTCGGACGACCTGCACCTCTAGGGTTCTTCTTAGGTAACACAGAAACCGTATTCTGTGTAGGCATAGAAGGGGCATCGGTGGAAGAAGACACAAGAACAATATCTTGGTCTTTTGTTTCCAAGTTTCTCTCCAATATAGATCAGCACAGAAAACACAAAACCTAAGGTTAGTTGTTAATGTATGTTTTTTTTAAGGCACAACCTAGTACTTGTTGTCTCAGTGCTATCAATATAGAGGACTATAGCACATTTTTGCTGTTTTGTCAAGTCCTTTTTTTATAGTCTCTTTAGTGACTACCTAGTGCCTGCTCAGGCCTTCGCAATGCACAGATTCCAGCACTGATTTCATTGACCTTTATAGGTAGACCTAAGATAAGACTAAGTAATTGATTATATTGATCTTTATTGCTGGTTAATTATTGACCACTTATAAGTCTAATTTGCTCTTTTTTGTATCCTCCTTTCTTGCTAATTCTGCTTTTCTTGTATCTAAGCGGGTTCAACAATATTATCTGCATTGCCACTACCCCACCCCCCTATCATGTTAGTCAGTGCTTACTATGCAGACTGTGTTGTTTTAGCGCAACAGTGTTGTGTAAAAGAGACAGTGTTGTTTATTAGAGACAAATATGGGGCAGTGTTGCACCAATACAACACTACCTAAACTGTGTTGTTTCTATACCACACTTAGGGCTGTGTTGCATAAAAACAACAGTGTTGGGGATAAACCACAGTGTTGTAAATAAACAACAATACCTGAGTAGCTTAGTCGAGATACGGGTTTTCCCTAGTATCTTTGAGTGAATCTAAGCCGTTATAATGGTCATACAGTAACTAATTCAACGGAGGTTTTTATGGCATTAATTAAGAGCGATTGTAAAGGCGTTGAGCGATTCGAGGGTGAAGCCAATGATTGTACCGTGAGAGCATTGGCGAATGTTTTAGGGGCTCCATATCCCTTGGCCCATCGTTTATTGTCCGCTGCCGGAAGAAAACCCAAGCGGGGAATGCTTTGGTCACAATGGTCAAAAGTTTACAGCCGTTTGGGCATTAAAATGGTATCGGTTCATGGTTCTACGAAAAGCGCACGATTCATCGCCCGTGCATCAGGTGTAAAATTGTCGCAAGGTATCACAATTGAGAAAATGCTCCCATTAATATCTAAGGGCCGATATATTGTGCAAGTTACCGGCCATGTGTTTGCCGTTATTGACGGTAAAATTTTAGATTACGGGTACAATCCAGCCGGCGCAAGGGTTGCATCGGTTTACAAGTTAGACTCTCAGGCTGTAATATTCGATTAATTTATAAGGGGTTTAAAATGACTACATTATCAATAGCAGCACCCATTCGCAGCAAGGCAGCGGCAATCAAGATAACCGGCAGCTTAGGTAAGCCCTCTAAAATGCCCGGCTTATCCTACGGTATCAGTGCTACATTGTGCAAGGTAGGGGCAGCACTTGCCAAGATCAAAGGCAGCACTTGTGAGGGCTGCTATGCTCTCAAGGCTAACTATTCATATCCAAGTGTTAAAGCTGCCCATGCGAAGCGAGTCGCTGGGCTAACTGATCCACAATGGCCCGAAGCAATGATTTATCTAATCGGCAATTCAGGCGAATCCTATTTTAGGTGGCACGATTCAGGCGACCTCCAAAGCTTTCAGCATCTACTCAATATCGTCAAGATTGCGGAAGCTTTGCCCAATGTGTCTTTTTGGCTGCCTACCCGTGAAAAGGGCTTAGTGAATCAATATCTGAGGGCTTTTCAGGCATTCCCTGCTAACCTAGTAGTTAGGGTATCGGCTGCAATGGTGGACGCTGCTGCGCCCGTAGGCTTTGATCACACCAGCACGGTTCATAATCAAGGCAAGGCAGGGGGTTATAGCTGCCCAGCACAATCGCAGGGTAACAAATGCCAAGATTGCAGAGCCTGTTGGGATCGTACTATTCCGAATGTATCTTATCATCAACATTAAACGGAGGCTTTAAAATGACTATGCTAGAATATGCAAGTATCGCTGTACTTTTGCTGGGCTGTGCCGGTGTCATCATGATTTTTAAACCATGGGATTTAGACTAATCAAAGGAGCATTAAAAATGAAAATCTTAGTTTATGTAGAATGTGGATCATTGAGTGATTTAGATGAAACCCTTGGACTGGGTGTAGATCAGGGCATAATTGAAAAGTATGCGGCTCTGACCGTAGACGGATCTCCAATCGTTTACGAGATTGGGCAAGACTCTAATCCCGAAGTTCTTTCGGGCATGGCTATTCGATGCGCTGGAATAACGGAGGAATAACATGAAGCACAAACAATGCAGCGCAGATCAGACTAACATGAGCAGTCTACGGGGTTATGTTAACGCTACCTATGACGAATTATGTCGCTGTTTCGGGGCACCTACTGTATTCATAGGCGATAAGACTAATGCAGAATGGTTCATAGAATTCGAGGATGGCTCAGTCGCTACCGTATACGATTGGAAACTAGACCATATCCCTTTAGGGACTTATCGATGGCACATTGGCGGGTTCGATGCCTTTGCCGTTGCATCTGTCCACGAAGCTTTGATAGAATCAAGGCTCTCTAACTTTACCAATAAACAAAGGGAGGTTTTATCATGCTACTAACCAGCGAAGAGGTTTTAGAGATTGCAGATCAGAAACTAGACTATTCAGACTTTGGAAACTTCTACGGCGATGCTGACTATATTGTCGAGTTTGCCTATGAGATCATCAGAGCAGAGAAACTAAAAAGGGGACAGACTAATGCGTTGCCGATCCTGTAACGAAGCATTGACGGACTATGAGACCACAATCAGGTCAGTTTACACTAGGGACTATCTCTCCATGTGCAAACAGTGCTTGAAATCGATTAAAACAGACCTTGTAGCCGTCGGTAATGTTTCCCTGATGTCTGAGGCCGACGAAACAGACGAAGGCACTGAGAGCGATTTAGACCCATTAGCGGGCAATTTCGATATTGAGGACTATTCCGATGACCAATGGCGGGACAGGTAAGGGTTGGCACGATTCTTGCTATTAAAGACTATATTGATTAAATAGTCTATATTGAAAAAGACTTTAATAAAGATTTTAATTCTTTAAACTATATAGGTAACTATTAAGAAAGGTAGCACTCAATGGAAAATGATGACTTAGAAAGAATTTATTGGTTTTGTGTTTCTGACTGTGTTGATCTATTGGCTCATGGCTCTACTGACATTGAGACCTTATTAAATGATGTCTATGAGGCTTTGAAGCGCACTAAGCCAGAATCTGGTACTTGTGTTGCCCTTTTGGCAATCATTGACCAATTGGCTCAGGAAAGGACAAGGATCAATGCTAACTCAATCTAAAAACAGGTTTGTAAGGCATACTGAGTGTCCTGATTGTGGCTCTAGTGACGGTAGGGCAGTTTATTCAGATGACAGCACTTATTGTTTTGTGTGCCACAAAGCCTCTAAAACGCTCTCAGAGGGCTTCTCTGACCAAGGAAGGGGTAAGGTACTACCGATGACTCAGAAACCCGTTGTAGAGCCTCTAAAGGGCATTAGCGGTCAATTCCTAAGCATACCTGAGAGGGGTATCACAAAATCCACCTGTGAGGCTTATGGTGTTAGACAAACAGGGACAGAGCATTATTATCCCTACACTGACGATAGGGGCACTGAGGTGGCCTTTAAGGTCAGATCAGTGGCTGATAAGCAATTCAGGTCTCAGGGCAACATTAAAGAGGCTACCTTGTTTGGTCAGAATCGGTATCCTGCCGGTGGTAAATATCTGACCATCTGTGAGGGCGAATTAGATGCCTTGGCGGCTTTTCAGATGACAGGCTCTCTTTATCCTGTT